ATTGTAGAAGTCCCCGTAATTTGCAATCGGAGGTGGCGTGCGTCCTGCTGTATCCCAACTATAGGCACTGGAGGGAATGTCTTGGTAAGTGGGCATATCTTCCCACCGACGCACACCTTCGCCTGTATCCCGAATCCTGTTGATGTGATCTCCCCAATTCTCAGGGTCAGGCCACCAATCTTTACCCTGCCAATCAAAGTTTAAGTGGGTAGGTTCACCAGCTTCCCACCACGCTTTCTGGCCGGGAAGGGCGGGCATCGACACAGATAGATCGTCCCACGGAGGTGTATACGTATCATCCCCAGCCTCAGCGGTGCGGCCCAGAGAAAGCATCTCTTGTATATTGGGATCGTTTACTTGGCCTTGGCGGCTGATTTGGTTTGCATCTGCGTAATTTTGCAGCGCCGGCAGTAAGCCGGGATCATTCCGATCCCATGACCGCCCATCAAAAGTAATCGGGCCTAAATCACTGACATCAGTTTCCGTGTAGTCCTGATTGTCCAGATTCATCCCTGCTAATGGGTCTTGGAAATTAATCTGCGTAGGCGGCATGGGATTATACGGAGATTGTGGAAATTGGGTTTGATCACCTTCGAACTCCCATGGCTCCAGTGGGCTAATAGAATCAGGCACACTCCCGGTATCCGTCGTCGTGCCCTCCCACCACGGCTCTTCGAAATCCCCTTCGTCCTGATACTGATTTGGTCGATACACCATAATCTAATCCTTACGCATACTTTCCGAGTAATGGGCCAACGCGAGGTTTCCATGGATTCGTTGTGGGTTGTCCCGGCACATTCGCTGCAGGAACACCACCCTGTGGATTCGTGGGCTGTGACCCTTGGAACAACGCCGGGTTCGCAACTGCTCCCGGATCCATGCGAAGCGTTCCCATGTCGTCAGCCGTAACACCCAGCAACTCAAGATTCGCCATGAGGCGTGGAATCCCACCCCCCACTTGAGGAAACGCGCCAGAGGTCGGAGCCCCAAGACCACCAAACCGTTGATCAACAGGGCGTGAATCAGCCCCGGCAGCCATCGGCGGGTGCCAATCCGGGTCAGGCGTTTTCCGGGGAGCATACTCACCCCCGAACCATTTCTGCGTTTGAGTGGGGGCAGCACTGCCTCGACGCTGTACAAGCATCTTTTTAGTCTCTTCTGGGCCAACAATCGCATCATCGTCAATATCCAAAGACGATTCATACTCCCCTGTCCAACTCGCCATGTCTGGATTTGAGAAGTCAGGCTGCGCAAAATCAAATCCCGGACGGTACAAATGTGCCCGAGGATTGAAATTCGCAGGGTCTTGTGACGTCACGCCAACCGGGCCCGGCAACCCTCCGCCCGAACGCCATGGCAATGGCTGTGCAAAGGCTCCCGGAGAAGATGTGGGTGATCCCGCAAACTCTGCCCCTATCCCTTTTAGCTGCGCCGTATCTCGAATATTTTGGGCAAGATGCAACCGGGGATCAAGAAAATCTCCGGGGGTAACAGACAGAGAAGAAAGCTGTTTAGGGTCTTTAACTCCACCAAAAACACTACTGGCAGCGCCCATTCCTCCCATAAGCATGGGTAACCAAAAAGCTTCACCTGTTGCTCCCATTACACCAACTCCTTCTGCATTAGCACAGTATCCAATTCAAGTGGCGCAAACCCCATCTTTTTGGCAAGGGCACACGCTGCTCGATTTGACCGTTCGATGTTTACCATTACACGTTGAATCCCCATCTCTTTCGCGCCATCTAACCCCACCCGCGCCACATCAACGCTATAGCGCCTGAACTGAGGATCAACATAAATATGAGCACGCCCAAGAGGAGAAGAAGGGGCAAGGTCAGAGCAGACCACGCACCCCACCAAAGCATCGTCCCGATCAACCATCCAAAAGAGTGCCTGTCCTTGCAGAGCAGCACCCAATAGGTGATTAAATGCTTGCATACATTCAATCCATGTCGGCAAGGGGCGTCCCACCAACCTTTCCAAGCCTGCGCGGTCTGAGGCATACCAACCCTGAATACCTTTCGTATCCCTGACATCAAACAGGCGCGCAGAAAACTGTGCCATTTAGGAGTATATCACCCTGTTACGGCTAAGGTAATCATTCCTCGGAGGTCAAGGTTATCTGTGGTGCTGGACGGCCATGCACTATGGTCAGTCCGGTAGCAATACAGCTTATCCGTCCCTCCAGTCGTGATATAGCCCTCTGTATCGACAGCACCTTTAACGGTGAGGGGCCCGGTGTAGGTCGTGGCGCTGGCTTTCATCCCCTTGGGGAGCTGAATCCGTAGCTCGTTGCCCATCCCTGAGCCCGTGGTCGTGTCCTCCAGAAAGAAGTTCACCACCAAAAACTGGCCGATTTTGATAAATTGATACTGCTTTTGGTCGGCTGTTGCGACCGTCCATGTGCCCGAATTTGCGGTGAAATTCCCGGCTGCGAACGCTGTGCTTTGCCATGCTAACTCCTGTTGTAACTGTTGAAGCCGTCGGCGGGTGTCAATCGAACTGAAATACAACGCCCGAACAGCCTCTTCAGCATGCACCCCCGCCTCTTCGCGCACACGCGCAAAGTCAGGCGGGGCAAAATCAAGGGGGACATTCGAGCGGGCCATTACTTTTCGCTCAGTTGACGTCTTTGGATATTACGATCTATACCGCGTATGCGGTCTAAGACCCCTTTAGGGAAAAGGCGATCCCATCCCATCTTCCCAAGCTTCCCTAAGACTGCTATCTCTCCTGCCTCCTGCGCACCTTCCTGCAGACTTCGGGGCGAGTACATATTTGCGATGCTCCGCAAGAACTTTTCAGGGCCGGAATCAAAGACAGATCCATAATCAAGCCAGTCTTGGTAACGCTTATTTCCAGCATTAATGGAATCAATAAGGTCTTCCCCCGCATCAAACATTTCCAATGGATGCCGATACCCATGTTCAGCTAAGATCCCTGTGCGTTCTCGTCGTGGAATACGGCGGGAAACACCTTTTTTCTTTTCCTCGTCAGCCATCAGCCTAATCTCCGTGTCGCATGCGGAAGCACTTGGAATCCCAACGTCATGCCCTCAAGACTCCATGACCCATCCTGCGCGTCGTCACTGATACGAATTCGACACCCGACATCCTGAATGTAATCACCGTTGGTGCCTTCAAGGTTGATAATCTTCTGGACAGATTCAGTCGGCAACGTGATGTTACTTTCTGCTGCGCTTTGGATCACATTTCCATCTGCGGTAATCAACTGCATGGAAAACGCGGAAAGAGACTGACTGGCCCCACCTTTAGCCACGGCTTCATCCGAACCGGCGGCTTCCATCCACTCAATTGTGAGTGTGACATCCTCATCAGCCTCCATAATGAGGTCTAACCAGCGATACCGCTTGATAAACGCCATCATTTGTTGCGGTGTTCGGCTTGTCCAACTGTTATCTTCCCCGTAAATAACTTTGGTCATCCATCGCGCTGGAATGTTTGAGCCATCAAAACTATCCCCATCAAAAAACTTGTAACAGAAGCCCCCTTTGCTGACCTGCGCCTCTCCAGTCAGCACAATTTGCGTATCTGTCGCTGTATCAATCGTGGTCGACGCCGCCATGGGCATATCCGGCCACACATACCAGACACCCCAACGGTAGTTCCAGACAACGGCCTGATTACACTCGGCAGTATCTCCTGTCCCGGTCGGGCCGGGCCAAAACCACACGACATGCCCATTTTCAATGTCATGCACCGCATGAATCTTCTTGGCTTGGGCATAGAGGGAGGTTTTCAGCGTGTCCTTGACGGGTGTGCTGATAATCGTGTCGTTGTTCCCATCGAAAATTCGAATATCCCCAAACGGCGTGAAGTACGCCTGCATGACCTTGGGGGTTGTAACCTGATTCCCCGATGAATCCGTAAAGACAGCACCGGCTGGGACGCTGACAATGCTGCGATGACTAATCGCCCCGGTCACCGCATTGGATTTCGTGCGCGTCCAGTCCATGACATCTTGCACGATCTGTCCACTTCCAGTCACTGTCCAGATGGAGCGTTCAAGGAACACAACCAGCATTCCTTCGAAGTCCCCCACCATCCCTGTAACCACATCCCCGACTGACGATTGGTCTGTAAAGTCAAGGTAGTTATTCGCTCCCACCTGATCGGGTAAACCGGGGTCAGACCATGCGACTCGACGAGGATTGGTGTCAGTACGTCCCCACCAGAGCCGTTGTTTGTGTGGTTCACAGAAATAACTCCCTGTTGCCGGGGCATCACCATGCTCAATCAAGGCACGGTGCGTCAAGATATCAAGATCAGAGGCGTTGTCGGTATAAGTGGTAGTGGTACGCCCATCAATATAGGTAACAAAGTAGAAATTCGCTCCGGTGCCTGTGGTGCGGTAGAGTTCATACCCTTCCACATCCGTATCCTCATCAGCCGTCCAATTCAAATCACACTGCTCATCCTGATAATGCAGCACATTGGAGGTCACTGACCCCGCTGAGCGGTTTTCATCTCCATCAATACTGACCATCTTGTAGGTATAGGTACCATTCAACTGTCCACTTGCGGTATTGACAGTAGCAGTGGGAGTCGGAGACTTCGCTGACGGCCCGGCAGTGGAAAGTGACGAGCCATTCCAAGCTCTGGGAGCGACAACCCCGTTCGCAAAGAACAAGGTATTGTCTACTTGCGCAAAGTCAGGGATAGACCCTATGGATCCGCTCCCTAAATCTCCTCCAGTCATGAACGTCCATGACGCGCCGTCATTCGTGGAGTACCACAATTCATATTCATTGGCGGCAGCTTCAAACACACCGATAAGCTGGCGAGTAAAGGACGCACCAGTTTGTCGGTAGGCTCGAAGCGCACGGAGGCTCGTGGCTGCCCCACCTGTATTGGTAGTCACAGCAGAACTGTTCTGTTTACTGTAGCCAAGAATCTTCTTCGCTCGTCCCAACTTATCAATCCAGAGATTCCGAGAACCACTGGATGAATAGATCGACGGCAGGGCCACAGAATGAATCCCCTCCTGTGTGCCCATGAAGACCGTGAACGTCTGTGTCGTAATTGGATAGGGCATTAGATTGTGTAAGCGTAGAACGCTTCTCCATCAGCTTCGCTGAGTCTGAGAGGTCCGTTGGTTTCAGCGATGGTTTCTCCGTTTTCGAGGGAGATAACTCTATAGGGTCGTACTTGGACTTCATGTAACGTCACGCCTCCTTTGACTCCAGTCAACGTCATGACAAATTTATCTCCCCTCACTGCAGCGAAGGCTCTCGAAACTCCCTCATCAATATCCTCGAAACTCCAATGTTGCTGGAGGAGGTTTGGGAAGGGATGTGGACCTCCACCGACTCCTACCCGACAGGACTCCCAATTCGGGAGATCATCAGGGAGCAGGGGAATCACTGTTGAGAGCACTTTCATTAACTGTCCTGCTTTTGGGTGCTGTACATAGGGACCACGATCAATGTGAACACCGTAGATGTCATGGTGCGCTGACATGGCACACCCAGCAATGAACGCAGTAATCGGGGCAGAGGCAGCAACGGCTACATTATCTCCTGATTTATCCCAGCGTTGATGCTCATTATCAACCGCTAAGACAGGACAACTCCCGATCTGATGTCGGGCATGCCATGGTTGTCTGACCCACCGCCACTCACCCTCTGCGGTATCCGACCGCCGAGGAAAATGAATGGTAGTGGCATCAACAGGACTTCGGGCATTTAGATGATGGAGTCGTTCCTCCATGTCCTGCCAAGTTGCTGCTGATGGAGCCGAGAGTGCCATGGGTGCGCCACAGTGTTCCTTAAAAACCGCTCCCGCTTCCCGAACTTCATTATCGGCCCAGTCATTATGTGGATGGTTCCATTCGTTTACGATCTCTACAAGACACACTTTGTTCCGATTATCATTGACCACTTCAGCCCATTCCTTGGCCATTTCATTGGGGTTGTCAATCATGTGATGTCGTGTAAACAGCGTAATCTCTGATCGCAGTCCTCGCTCTCCGAGAGCTTTGATCGTCTTGTCCATCAAGGAGAAATAGTTTGGAGTGGTTTTGGGGTTGATCCCTCCCGGCCAGTCATGGGCACCAAACCACCGTACATAGGACATGCCACATC